TATACCACGCGCCCAAAGCCGGGTACACGGCAAATCTTGCGCAAGGGGATTTTATTTCGTGTGGATTTTCTTAAAAAAAGGTGTTGACATCGGGCGAATTTCTTCGTATAATAATAAAGCACTTCGGCGATACGCCGTGAATGCAATGCGGAATTGTGTAATGGTAGCACCTGCGACTCTGACTCGCATTGTGAGGGTTCGAATCCTTCTTCCGCAACCAAACGGCAGCATCTGCTGCCGTTTTCTTTCGGGGTATAGCGCAGTTGGTAGCGCGCTGCGTTCGGGACGCAGAGGCCTTGAGTTCAAATCTCAATACTCCGACCATTCGGAAAACCGCATTGTAGAGCCGAAAACGGCTTGACAATGCGGTTTTTTCGTATCATGAGCATTTCCGTTCTTTTCTCGCTTTTTCATGTTTTTGCACTTTATTGTGGACTAACTGTGGACTAAAATGTAGATTTAAGAGGGCAAAATTATGAGTACAGGGAAATAGACGATTGTTGCAAAGGATTTCTATAATATACCTTATTATATAGTGCTGTCTTACGCTGAAGAAACAGCGCGAAAAATGTTTGATAAGGCTAATACCGGAAAGATAATTGAGTATTGCTATCCAATGCTGAACGATATCACATATAGCGCGGCAAAACAAATTATACCCGATGTGTTTGAAGTAAAATGAAAGCGCCCCCGGCCAGGAGAGATCCTGAACCGGGGGCTTTGTTCATCCGTTTAACAGGTCATACAACTGCATCGCCTGATACTGGCTGTATCCGGCATCTACGAGGGCGGCAATTTTATTTTTCTTCGCGCTGCCGCTTATAGTCCTGTCCGTACCGGGAATTTTATCACCCTTAACATTGTAAGTAAGCGCATTCGCTTTCAAGATATCCGCAATGCCAGCCATCCAATCACCGTCGCCCCATTTCTCGGCGCGTTCAATATTGTTTTGCACTTCTTTGCTGGGTTCAATGCCAAGGGCTTCCTGCTTTGCAAATTCTGTTGCAACCGTATACGCTTTTTCCGTTGCATGCACCGCCTGCTGATCTGTCAAATCCTTATAGCCCGGCACAAGCACCTCAAGGATGTCATACGCTGTCTGGCCACGCTCCTTTGCGTAAGCAGTATATTGTTCTGCCGTCAAGTTATGTTTGATACCGTCTTTAGTGAAATTTTTTTGTGCATATGAGGGCAAAACCGAGCTTTCGCCTGTCCTGTCATAAAGCTGCTGAAGCCAATTATCCACCTGTGTAGGTTTATTTTTGGAGTAATAACCAGGAGAAAGCATATTGTATGCTAAGCGTCCTGCAAAGCTTCCTCCTGTATTCTCTTGTGTACGTCCCCACTGGTCAACATACGGCTGACTGGTTTGAGACAGGAACGGAATTTTGTTTTTGATTTTTTGAAGCGACTTGTCCTGCTGCGCCAACGGAGCACCCGTTTGTGTAAAAGTCGCGCGGCGCGTGTCATCTATCGACCGGGCTATCTGCCCAGCTAAAGTCGGTACCGCTTGTCCTGCGTACCCAACAGCGGCATTAAGCATTATATCCGGAACCGGATTGTCGCTGTATCCTGCGGTTTTAATCGCGCTATTGATGCCTTGAAGCAGTGTCAGGTTCATCATCGGTTCTGTAATGCTTGTCATGGTGTCAAGCACCCGCGCAAGAGAAAATTCACCATCCTCTTGAAAAGCATTCCAGGTTTCCACTCCAACAAATAAAGGCAGCGAGATAGGCGCAAGCCAATCAATTGTATATGAGCTATCCCCTATTTGCAAAGCGTAATTTTGAACGCCCTGCATGTCCTTAAACTGCTCCTCTTTTTTGTTATCTTCTCCTCCTCCTGTTAAAAATCCCATAGATGCAAGCGCAGCTCCAAGCGCCACAATTCCAGTGCCTGTAAGCCCGGATGCTAAATCTTCTACGACGTCCGTCGCTGTCATATTTCCTTTTTGAAGTTGATACAGGTCATAGGTTATAGCTTTCGCTATTCCAGCGGGACTGTACTCAATGCCACGCTTTGCAATATTGATTGGCGTAGTTGTAAATGGCATTGTGCCGCCAACAACAAGACGTGTTGCTGCGTTTGTATTTGCTAAATCGCTGATTTTTTTTGCCAATGCGCTTGCATCCCGATATGTTGCTTTTTGCGCCTGATTGATTGCATACGTTCTTGCCTGCTCCAATGTACGTCCGGTCATGTCGGCTTCCGTCAATCCACGTGCTTTCATAAACCCGGCCATACTGTCCACATAAGCATTTTTTGAAAAAACTGTATCTTCCCATTCAAGTGCAGCACTGTTCGCTTTTCGAAGCGTCTCGATAGGCTTCATCGCTTTTGATGTAAATACAGTCTGATTTTGCCGGATAACGCTTTCCGGATTTAGTTTCCCTGTACCCTGTACGACCGTTTTCATGCTTTGGTCAAAATCATTCTTAGCAAAACTCATTCTGGACTTGTCCGCGTCATTAAATGGATTTAGGATAGCCTTTGTTCTCTTTGCGGGTTCCCGAACAAACAATTGTTCCAGCCATGAACCTGTCATATTTTTGATTTGACGGGCAGGCCAGAAAATCGCATTGCCCGCAATATTTCGGATATGCGTTCGGACGTTTCCCAACATTGCAAGATACCGCCAAGAGTTCCATTTTGTGGCCCAATCCGCTGGAAGCTGATCGGCTACATTTTTCATAATTGCCGTAGAAGCGTCCGTAATCTCCGATTCAGTTTTGGCATTCAATAACTGTTCTGCAAGATAATTTGGGATTTCGACAGTTTTCTCACCGCTTTGTATTGCCCTTTTGGTTTTCCAATTTACTCCAATCCCTGTTCTGTTGCCAGCTTTGATATCTCTGTTCAAATTGTCTACAACACGGTTGACATAATACAATTGACCTTCTGGCGTCATTTTTTTCAACAGCCGCAGCGCTTGGACCGTCTGCCCCGCGCGAGTGCCCTCCGCCGCTACCTCCGCTGCAAGCTGCATGGCGAGTTCCGTATCCCCCGCTTTGGCGGCTTCCGCATAAAGCAACTGGCCCAATGTGATGTTTCCTTTTCCGGCAGGAGTTCGCCCTTCTACAACATCACGCCATTGTGCAAGTGCACCAGCCCAACCTTTGTCCGTGATTGTTCGAACCGCAGCATCCAAAGCCGGTTTATCCTTTTTGACATTGTAGGAAAACAACCCATCTTCCACATTTTGTTCGAAAAGTGGAATAAGTTCATCCGGTGTAGCTTTTGCCTCCATGGCAGTTCGAGTGAATTGGCGCACTTTATCTTTGCCGTTTGTACCCTTGGGCACGTCAACTACACGGGCGGGATTTTCGCCCGGTTTAATCGTACCGTAAGTGTTTTGAAGCGCGCTAAAGCTATGCTCGTTGCGTTCCGCCGCGCCTACTGTATTTTGTCCATACAACTCAGATGTGCGTTCCGCCAATGGTTTCGCTGAAACCGTCTCAGAGAGGGAGGTTCCCAATTGTCTCTGCGCACTCTGCGCATCAGCTTTTAATGCTGACAAGCTGGAATTTATCGCTTCCGCTACGCCGGTATAATCAAAAAACAAATCTCCAAATACTTCCTGCGCCTCATGCGGGTCATTTTGCAATCTTCCTGCAAGCTGTGCGGACAATTCGCGATACAGCGTTGTCAAATTTTCAAGAGGCAGATCACCGTCGTACTCTGCGGTGTAAACATTTAAATAGCTCTTCAGCAAAGGGTTGATTTCCCCATTTTGACCGATAGGGTTTATCCCGCTTTCCTGCATTGCCTCCAGCGCAGGCTCGTAAAGTTTTTTCTTTACGCGTTGCATATGGTGCATGGCCTCATGGGCTGCAATTTCACGCGCCGGGAGGGACGCGTCGTTTCTTAGCAGCACCGTACCATCGCGCAGCGTTTGCGCATCCCCGTTCATAAACGCATACGTGCCGTTCACTTTTAAAATGCCGGGGCCTTGAATAACTTCAGGTATTATCCCATATTCAGAGAAAAACTGCAGCGCATCCTTTGTCCCCTGCGTGTACTCTGCCTGCACTGCAGGTATCGTTTTTATTTCTGCCTCTCCAATTCTTCTAATTCTTGCAATGTCAGCATTTCTCCTGTCTTCGAATAGTGCCTTTGCTGTCTCATCCAGCCTTCGATGAGTTTTCGAACTCTCGCTTCCTTCTCCGGCGACAGTTCTACCGGCTGTTTCAGCTGCTCCGTCGTAAGATAAGGCACCAGCGAGGCCAAAACGTCCTCCTTGTCGCCCATCTTCTTGTTGTCCATTCAAAACACCTCCATTGCGTTTATTATCCGCTGATATCACTCCTGTGTCAACATCTGCCCTCCGGTTTGCCACAGGTTTTGCACCCTGTTCCAACAGGCTGTCACGGTAGGCCAGCGCCGCATCATAGTCCATCTCAGGCAATGCGTCAAGCTCGGGTTGCGTCCATTTGTGGAATCCGCCGTCCGATTCAGAAAAACCAAGTCGTGCCTTTACGCCGTCCGCATCCAAACCATCAGCAAGCTTCATTACATATACGTCCTTCGGGCCGTATGTCCAGCCATCCGGCGCATATTCGGGATTCCATGCAACACGTGCCACGGGTTCAAAACCAAATTTATTGTAATTCTGTACCAAATCAATGCCATAGCAATCCAGTTTTCTTCCGCCATTTTCGATTGCATTCAACATCAGCGGAGCGCTAGCCCTTTTTATCTGGCTTGCTGGATTTTTAAAAACAGCCTCTATATCGCCGTCGGCAGTCACAGCCGCCCCCGCAAGCCCGTCGTTCGTCATAAAGGTAACGGCCCCACTGTCAGCCAATTCCTGCGGGGTTTTGGAGCTGACCATGAGGCCGTGTTTATTTGCTTTTATGGCATCATCAAGCGCCGCAGTAAACACCTGCGGTTGTGCGGTCGTATCATGCAAATCTGTATACGCGCTGCCAACGCGCATCAGTGCGTCAGAAGTTGTTCGGTCGTTGTTTAGAACTCGATATAGTACTTGATTTCCTCCAGCGAGTTCCCCCGGCTGGCCATGTCCAGAGCCCATTCCCGGTCCCACGGGCATAGTGTTTTCAAATACTCCTGAAACTCTTTCTGCTCCTGTTGGCTCATTCTGGACACCTCCATTAACGTTATTATTTAGAACAGATACTGTTCCTCGATTTCCTCCAGTGTACTGCCTTCCCGAAGCAACATTGGAATCACTTCCAAATCCCTGCCGCTCAAGCGGTATCCCTTCTCCTGAAGCAACTGAAGCGCTTGCTGGATTTGCTGTTCCATTTTGTACACCTCTATTAACCCCATTATATTCTGTTTTCAAAGTACCGTCAATGCTTTCTTCTGCGCCAAGTTTCAGCAACGCCCGTGTCTTGCTTGCCGTCTCGGGCAAGGTCAATCCGGTCGCAGCTTCAAAGGCCGCTCTGTTTTTGCCGCCGGGCTTCAAAGTCTCGATCTGTGCGTTGGTAAGTGTATTATTGTAGAACGCATTCACCAGCGCGTCTGTTTCGCTCTGTACGGGCGTTTTGTTGCCCAAAGGAAACATGTCTGCCATGGACGGAACGGACGCTTCTGTGCCTGTTGCAATCGGCTGTGCGGCGTTTCCCGTTTCGCTATCAGCATTGTACTGATATATCTGTGAAATATCATAGGTCGGACGCGTGCTATTAAGTATCATGTTTCCGCCGCCGAACAGCCCGCCTATGGCCGCACCGCCGCCGAAAGCCTTTATTTCCCGTTCCGGGTTAAACACGGCGTTTTCGTCTGTCATGGAAAAATACTCTGCATCCTGATTGTACAGAATCTTCGCCAGCAGATTTGCAATCACGTTTTGCTTTACTTCCTCGCTGCCTTCCTCATACATAGTTTGCAGAACGCCGCCAATGCCGTTCTTGTCCATCATGCCCTCGACACCGCCGCCTACCTCAATGCCGGAAGAGACCAGGCCGTTTGTAATGCCGTATACCGTAGCGGCAAGTTCGTTTGCGCCTGATGCTTTTGCATCTTCATAGGATGCCCCTGCCGTCCGCATAAAGCTTGACCAGAATGAAGGTTTTTTCATTGCTTCCTGTATCACGTTCGATACCGTGGAACCAGATGCTCCGCCAAGCTGCGCAGCGTCACTCGCGCCGCCGCTCATCAATGTAAGCACAGCATTGGGCAATGCTTGAACCGCAGATTGGAACAGTGAGCCTGGGGTCTCCATCTCAAGATCCTGATTGGTCGCAGCGGCACGTGCCTCGTAGCCAGAACCGTCATTTTTATAAAAATTCAACACATCCTGTACCGGCTTGACTGTAATAACGTCAGGAAGAATAAAATCGGCCGTTTGTGCGACGCTGCGGTTAAATCCGGAAAGCCCTGCCATTACATTATCTTTCACAAAATCGCTGTACAGAAGATTGTTTACTTTTTGCGGGTCAGTCAAAAAATCCAGAACGTTTGCCACACCTTCCGAAAGATCATAAAGTGTTTTTGTAGCAAACTCTCCTGCTTTGTCTAAAAGACTTGCCGATGGTGATTTTTCACCAAGCAAACGGGCGTCGTTGCGTCCCGCACCCGTTCTTGAAAAACTTCCACCGGCACCTTGCACGGACGCATTTTTTTGCTGTACGTCCGGCGTAGCTTGCCAATTGAGCTGCGTAAGCAAATCGTTTGCGTAAGCAATTTTTTCAGCCTCGGTCATTTTGCTCAAATCCACAGGGGCTGTTTGTGATGCTTGATGCGTTATGGGTTGCGGTTGAGACGGCTGCGCGGTGGTAAGTTCCACAAGATTTGCAGGAGCGTTTTCTTTCCAATCCGTTTCATCCGGATTATTCACCCCAAAACCTTTCCAACCGCTTCCGGTGTCCAGACCACCGGTTTTCGGCTTCTGCGGTGCGGCAGTTGGAGCTGGATTTGAATAGAGCTGTTGAAAAATATTAGCATCGTACAACTTTTTCTTGGCTGTATTCTCAAGTTCCCATGTATTTTTCAGTGGCGCGTCCAACCAATCGTATTGCGGGTTTCTTTTAGCCATATTACTACTCCTTATTTAAAGGCCGTATATCGCCGCGATCCGTTCCGCATCGGCACGGGAAAGCATGCCCTGCTGATACGCAGAAGAAATCGCATATTGGATCTCGGCTTTTTGATCTTCTTCTGACATCTGCTGTGTAAACTTGTTATTCTTTCTGTTTTGGTCCATTTTGTACATCCACGCCCGGCCACTGTTAGAAATATCGCCTTGCGACGTGCTTACACTGCTATTCCCGCCACCGGACGAATAGCTGCGGCTTGCCGCCTTTGCTGCGGACTCGGCCTGTGCCTGCTGTAAAGCAAGCATCTGCTGCGTGTAAGTATTGTCCAAATTTTGCAATGTGTCATATTTATTTTGCAGAATTTCCGCACTTTGGTTTGCAAGCGCCTGCTCCAGCTGCAATTGATACGCCATCTTCTGCTGGTCATCCGCAGAAAGCTGGTTGTTATAGTTTTGCAGCGCGGTGGATTTATTGCTGTTCAAGGTGTCCAGCAGCGTTGCCAAACTGTCGTTCCGGCCACGGTCAATCGTGTTTCGGTTGTTTCCGTATGAATTGTACATGCCCGCCAGCGCGCTTTCCGACATGCCCCCCGTCAGTCCCTGCGCCACCAGCGCCTGGGGAAGGTCACGCTTGCTCATCATATAGTTGATATACGCCTGCTGCTGGGCGCTGTCGGCGTTCTGGTTCACCCCGCGCGCACCGCTGTCATAACTGGCCTGCAGCTGTGCCAAAGCATCGTTGTAGTTCTGCTGAAGCAAATTGCTGCGGTTTGCATATGCCTCGTTCAGGTATCCCATGTTTTTGTCATAGGCAGCTTGTGCGGCCTCCTGCTTTTGCCGCGCCAATTCTTCCGCACGCCGTGCCGCCGCATCCTGTGCCGCCTGCACCTGGGCAAGCATAGCGGCGTAATAATTTGCCGCAGAAGACGAGGAGCCGCCTCCGCTGCCGGGGTTGCCAGTGTCGCTTGTCCCGGATTCGGCTTTTTTTGCCTCAGAAATAGCATCAGCGGTTGGCTTGTAATCCAATAAACTTTTTTTTAGTTGATCTATATAACTTAATCCAGACGTAGGACCTGTT